GTTCTTTTATTCTATTAAAGGTTAATCTTGTCATAGTATATTATTCCTTTTATTTAATGGTTTTTAGTTTTTAGTTTTTTGCGGATCCTGGAAGGTCCTCCAAAATATCAAGTGCTTTATTTTTATGTTCCCGTTCTTCCTTTTGATATTGTTTCTTTACAATAGGCAAGCCGATATTAAAAGCACTTCCTTTGCCACTTCTAAATTTTGAAGCTTGTCTTTTTGTTGGTTCACACGTGCACGCCAAACAACATGTTTTAAATCTGTTGTTTGTTTTTGCATATTCCTTGTTAGTTTCTTTCATGTTACACCCCTCTTTCCTTTGTTTGTTGTTGGTTATACTTTCTCTTTAATAAATTATCAATCTCTTTTTGTTTTTTATTCATGGTTCTATTCTCCTATTTTAATTATTTAAAATGCTAATTCTAATTGATTAAGAACAGGATGCTGCTTGATATGATTATCAATAAAATCTTTTGCATCGCATAACATCGCATCTTCATCAAAGTAATTAAAACAACTATCAACAAACTCATCATTTTTGTTTGTTATTTCGTAGCCGTGGACATCTCCTGTTAGGTATTTATCAAACATGACAACTTCATTTACTAATATATCAGATACTTTATTTAAAAGCTTTTTGCTTATTCTTTTTACGTTGTATTCTTCACATATTCTTTCTTTGGTAATATACAAAAATCCAATGTATGAACTATCCCATTGACTCTGTCTATGTGTTGCCATGCTTAAGCCAGAATGATCCAATAAATACAAAGGAAAAATTAAAGCTATTTCTTTTAAATCTTTTAATTGTTTGTAAATACTGAATATGTCGTTTATCATTTTTTGGGCTTGAATGGCTGCTTTCTCTGTCTCTACTCCTGCATCACTCAATATGTCTTGTATCATTTCTTCACTACAGGAATACTCTTTATCACTTAAGATATATTCTCTGTGATATGTTGCCATTTTTCCAAGTGTTGTGTCTTCGCGTGGGTTTTGGGGGTTTGCATCATTAAATGTTTTAATTTTAAATGTTCTGTACAATGTTTCGTTTTTCATAGTATGCCTTCTTTCCTTTGTAGAGCTTGGTTTGTGTGTCACTATATGTTTTTCAATTTTTAGAACTTCCTTATTATCTGTTATTCGATGTCATTTGTCAAGCTTTATTTTCTAAATAACTATGGTATTCCTGGATTTAGAAATATTTATGTTACGGTGGTTAACAAGTATTTACTTTGTTATTCGTTGATAACCATCTTAATATTAATATTTCTAAATATAGAGGTTTTATATAGTAAAGTATTATAGAGTATGGTTTTAAGTGCTCATAAATATACGACGTAATATTCATAGCTAATAACTGAAAAGTCGTAAGTCTAGTGTTTTATTTATAGAAGTTTGACAGACTCTATATTTATATTCACCGTGTTAACGGTGGTTAACACTCAATCTTGCTTTGATTTTACCTTACATACTATAGCAGCGTATAACGACTACTCACTATCCACCGTTAAATTTAAAAAGCTTCGACTACTACCAAACATTTTAAATGTATTGAAGAACTTCGACGGTGGATTGATTTTTTTTGAGTTTGGCCCTCACCCCCTCTTTTTTTCGACGGCACCCGACCGTTAACCCCCCACCCCCTCCCACATAAAATAGTATTAGAGCGCTCATCTGGATATACATACTGACCGTATATACCATATTCTAAAAATTTTTCGAAAAATTCTAAGGCCTTGACTTTTAACTACACTATGTGGTATACTTACCGATACATAGAAGTGAAGAAGTGCTCAAACCAAACATACGGAGGAGGTAAGCATGTCACAGACAAAAGTATTAAATGGTTTCAAAGTTACTGTAGAGGGCGAATACTATTCCAAGTATGCCGACAGTGATGGCCATGTACAGAAGAAAATTAAAAAGTACCGGGTGGAAGTTGTTCTTCCCCAAATGGACGCTGCATTAAGCATTATCCGAAATTACTTATTAGCACCTGCACTCAAGAAGAAGTACCCAAACTACACTAAGTTCAGAACCCATGTTATTAAGAACGTGGAAACCACTAATGGAAAAAAGGTACAAGATGTGCGATATATGAATGTAGCACAGCTACAGGATTATATTGAGATAAACGGTCTACCTATTGACATTAGTGCGTTAACTGCTGTGCAAGAACTTAGGGAAGCCATACGCTTATACCAAGATAATCCAGACCAATATGAGCAATGGAGCAATAAAGTTTTCAAAGAGAAAAAGACCACATCTTTACTAAGTGCTCTTAATCCAGATTTATTTGAAGACGAACCTGAAGATGCGGGGATGGGTGATGAAGAAACTAAAAGTAAGCCAACAGTTCAAAAAGAAACTGGCGGATTTGACATTTAATAAAGTGATAGAAGCTTGTGAGGACAAGGGTTCTCCGACTACTAATCCTCCAATGCTGACATCAATGCCAGTGATCTCCTCTTGCCCAGAGTATAAGGGCGAGAGGAAGATCATTGAATGGATCAATGGGGTTCCTATCCCCAAGACCGAGAGGATTCTTAACGAGGGGGATGTACAAGCCGTTGTGAAAGCCGCGTCTTCTATGACATACACACAAGAAGATGATATCTTAGGGATCTACCCTGAGCTATATGGTTTGTCATATGTTGAGGCAGCTACTATACAATTGGCCAGGCAAGCCGCTAATGGTGATCAAAAAGCAATTGAGATGTTATTAGACCGTAACATAGGCAAGCCTAAGCAGACCAACGAGAATAAGAATATGAACATGACGTATCAAGATTTCTTAGATGCTATATCGAAGCAGTCAGAACCCTCACAGGGAGGAGCTATAGACATTGGATAATATGCATCTTACACCCGAACAGATACTGACACACAATAAACTTATGGGAGACTTTGAGTTCTACGCGGAACATTCATTAAAGGTATCTCCTGCGGGTGGTGGTGAGCCTGTTCCTCTTATTCTTAATCCAGCTCAGAAATATGCTCAAGCGGTTATGGAAAAACAAAAAGCAGAACAGGGATGGGTAAGGGTACTTGAACTTAAGGCAAGGCGGTTGGGTTTTTCTACACACGCTGCCGGGAGAATATATCATGGCACCTCTACTCAAAAAGGACAGCGAGCTTTTATTCTTTCTCATCATAGTAAGACAACACAGACACTCTTTAATATAGTAAAGCAATTTAGAAAAGAAGCTCCCATTCCTATTCAACCTGACATATCAGCGTCCAATGTATATCAGATCATATTTGATAAGTTAGGATCTGAATATGCTGTTGGTACTGCGGGTAGCGCGGAGATAGGACGTGGTCTAACAATACAAAAGTTTCATGGCTCTGAGGTGGCATTTTGGGAGAATACCAGTAAGATCATGGCCGGTGTAATACAGACTATTGAATTATTACCAGGTACTGAAATCATATTTGAGTCGACAGCAAATGGTAAAGGTAACTTGTTTCATAGAATGTGTATGGACGCTGCAAACGGTATAGGGGATTATATTTTAATCTTTGCCCCTTGGCACTGGCACCTAACATACTCTCGTAAAGTACCTGATAATTTTGTATTAGATGCCGATGAGATAGAATTAAAAAACACTCCTGTTAAGGTACCCTCAGCCACGGGCTTACCATTAGAAGACACATACCTTACTGATGAACAACTGTATTGGCGTAGGATGAAACTTATAGAGTTTAGGAACGAATCAGATCCGATAGGCAAGTTTAAACAGGAGTATCCGGGATCGATAGCGGAGGCTTTTCAAAAAGGAGGAAAGACTTTAATACTTCCATCTAAAGTGACAGCAGCTAGGCAATGTGAGGTTAAGGATCCTGGAGCGGCTTTAGTGATGGGATGTGATTTGTCTAGAACAGGAACCGAGATTGTATTTTCCTATAGACGAGGTAGGGAATTTATAGGTTATGAAAAAGTACCTCACGTAACTGTTTCAGAAAATCCTACAAACATATTAACAAGCATTGTGGCACAAAGAATAGAGACACGTGGGGTTGATGTATGCTTCTTAGATTATGGTCACGGACACGGAGTATTTGACAACTTGCAACAAATAGGGTATACTAGTAGAGTAAGATTAGTACATTTTAATGAACGGGCTTTAAACCCTGATAAATATTTAAATAAACGTACGGAGATATACATGCTTACTAGAGACTGGCTACATGAGGGTGGCGTATCTATCCCAGATTTAGAAGAGTTAGAAATAAATCTTTTGACTATGCCTGACGCGGAAACAAATGCGCGTGAGCTTTTCTTTTTACAGAATAAGAAAAAAATTGAAGAGGAAGCGGGAGTCGATTTAGGTATCTTCGATTCTTTAGCGTTAACTTTTTCTCATCCTATAGCAAGAAATTTAGGACAGTTTAAGGATCTAAAAAAAGCTAGAATGAAACAGACGGTGACAACAAGCTCATTGAAGTCCAGAAGACGTTTAAAACAAGGGGCGAGAGAGTCTGTGGCTACAACTTTTAATTGGGGAGGGATTCACTAATGCCAACAGCGCCTATCTTTATGTTGCTTATGTCTGCTGCGTCTACCGCGTATACAGTATCTGAATCTAAAAAAGCAACTAAAGAAAGTAAGAAACAACATGAGGAAGCTTCGGCAGCTTTGGCTGCGGATCGAGCAAAGGCTGAAAAAGAACAACAAGTTCAAGACGCATCGAGAGCACAAGATAAAGTCGATGCAAAAAAGAAACAAGCTTCAAGAATGGCCTTAATTTCTACAAGCCCACAGGGGATTTTGTCATCAGACGATGGCGCGAATATAGGAAGAAGAAAACTTTTAGGCAATTAAGTCTAAAATAAAAAAGGAGTAATATCATGAGCAAAGGAAAGTATGGTTTAGCGTATAACAAGTTGAGTGAAATTGACGCGTTATTGGCAAGTGCAGTAGCCAACGCCGATTACTTATTGGTTGCAGACAATTCAGTAGATAAACCAAAAAAGGTTTTAGCATCTAGTTTTGCAATCCAAAAGAGTGCATTATCTCAAGTAGTCTATAATGCAAAAGTAACAGCAACAATAGCACAGATCAACGCGGGAACAACTTTGTTAGCAGATGAATCTGGAGTTACAATAAGGCCTATAGGTATTATGGCAACGGTAGCAGGTACTTTTGCGTCAGGTACGGCGGTAGTTTTAGCTGATACTTCTAGCACTATTACAATAGAGTCTCTTGCAATGGCCCAGTTAGCAGCCGGAGCTAAAATAGATGACGGGGATACTGGAGCAACAAGAGGTGCAGGACTATGCGGTAACTTAACAGCGGGTGAGGGTATTCGAGTTAGTGGTACTGGTGAAGCTTTTACCGCAGGAACATCAATTGTGTTTGATATTCAATATACTAAAACTGTATAAAATGAGGTGATAGAATGGCCGCGGGAAAAGCGCAGGAAATTATAAATAGAAACCGTGAAATGAAGCGGAGGAAAGAAACATGGAATACGCATTATCAACTCATAGGCGAATATATCATGCTCCGAAAACAACAGTTTCAAACGGAGTTTCAGCCAGGGGCTTTTCTTACAGATGAAATCGCTGACTCAACTGCTGTATATGCAAATGAGAAAATGGCTTCATCTTTATTGGGAGCTTTGTGGCCTAATGGTGCTAGGACTTTTCGTTATGTTCCTGCATATGATATCGAAGATTCGGAAGAAGTAAAAAAGTATTTTGAAAAAGCAACTAGACGAGCAGTTGATTTATTAGATGATACTAAAGCCGGATTGGCAGTAGCCCTTGAAGAGTATATGCGTGATCAGGGAGGTTTCGGAACTTCTGGTGTAGCACTGTTTGAAAACGAACAGGGCAACAATCCTTTACTTTTTAAAGCATGGGATGTTAAAGGGATGTGCATAGCTGAAAGCTATACTGGTAGGGTTGATACTATTTATAACGAACGTGAGATGACCATTCGACAAGAAGTAAAAGAATATGGTTTGGATAAAGTTAGTAGCAAGAGTAAAGAAAAGTATATAGATGGTAAGGGGGACGAGATAGTTCACGTCCTCCATGCCATTGAACCTAGAATGGATAGTGATCCCCATAAGTTTGGTAATCAAGATATGCCGATCGCGTCTATCCATATCGAAATAGAGACAAAGAAAATTTTAAAAGAAAGTGGCTTTGAAGAGCTTCCAGTATTTGTAACTAGATTTACAAAAGCTATGCGAGAGGTCTATGGAAGATCTCCCGCGATGTTAGCTCTTGCGGATATTATAGAACTGAATACTGTTTGGGAAGTTGCAACGGTAGCCATTGAAAAAGCAATGAACCCACCTCTTGCAATGTATGAGGATGGTACTTTTGGTGGAGGAGTTGTTGATACAAGCCCCGGAGCAATCAACACTGTAAGTGTGAGTAGCAGACTATCCGCACAGAATCCTATTTGGCAAATGCAGACGGTAGGTGACATACGGGTTGTAGAGGGTCTTATTGATAAATTGAAAGATTCTATAGGTGAAGCTTTTTTACTTGACAGACTTTTAGATTTTAATAATGATACTCGAATGACCGCTTTTGAAGCAAATCTTCGTGATAAATTTAGAGGCGAATCTTTAGGTACAATATATAAAAGACAAGAGACTGAATTATTTACACCGATGTTAGAAAGAGTTTTTAATATATTATTAAAGCGGGGTTACTTAGGGGTGCAAAAAGGATCCAAAGAAGAATTAGATTTAATAGGCAAAGGTGTCGAACCTTTTTATATTCCCGAAGCATTAATAAATTATATGATAGACGGAAAAGAATTTTATAAAATACAATATGTTTCTCCTGCAAAAAGGATTATGCAAGCCGAAGAAGCACAAGGTATTCTTACTACTTTTGATTTTGCAGCTAATGCAATGCAAGTAGCACCTCAAGCTTTGGATAATATAGATGTTGACAAGGCTGTTAAAAGATTAGCAGAAATAACAGGAATACCAACAGACATTGTTAATTCATCAGAAAAAGTTGAACAGTTGCGAGCTCTTAGGGCAGAACAACAAGCACAACAGGCCGAACAAGCACAGATGAAAGAGGCTTCTGAAACTGTGATGAATATAGCCCAGGCAGAAGCTATGTCAAAAGGTAAAGATCAAAATCTAGCACAGTAATCTTAGAGGGGAGATTGTATGGGCGAATTAGCGAAACGAATAGCAAAGGGTAAGACCATAGTAGATAATGATAAAACAAAACAAGATAAAATACTTTCTGAAAGTATTCAGGAATTATCCACTACCGAAGCAGGCGTAGTTCTATTAACATATCTTAGAAAATTTTGTGGATTTGGGGAACCTAATTCACTGAAGAATATTCAGACAGGTGAATTGTCTTTATACAGCACTGCGTATAATACCGCTCAAGAAAATGTTTATAAAAACTTGAGAAGATATATGTCAAAGAAAACAAAAATAAGAGTTGAACTTAACGATTAATTAAAAGGAGAAAACAGATGGCTGATGATGTAGGGGCAGTAGGGGCCGTAGGGGCAGTACAACCAGATCCAAATGTAGTAACTATTCCAAGCAGTACACCTGAAGTAAAACCGGGGGAACCTACTACTGGAGAATTTAAAATTCCAGATGATTATCAAGACAGAACGTATTTAAAAGATGTCGAATCTTATGACGATGTCTTTAAAAAATTAGATGGTGCTCAAAAATTAATAGGTCAAAGACCAGTAGGAGTGCCTGGAGCGGATGCAACTCCCGAAGAAGTAGCCGCATTTAATAAGGCTGTAGGGGTGCCTGAAAATTTTGAGGGGTATACTTTGACAACAGCAGAGGGAGCCACTAAAAATGAAGTCCTCGAAAAAGGTCTTAAAGAAATGTTCCACAAAGCTAATCTTAATCAGAAACAGGTAGATGTTTTACAACCCAGTTTTGAAGAGTTAGCTAAAAATATGTCAACTGAAATGGCAACTCAATCAGATGCAGATTTTGATAAATTGGCAGGGGAAGTTTTTGGAGAAAAAAAAGAACAAGCTCTTGCCGATGCTAAGAAAAT